GCTGTTACTGGTTCAAGCAATACCTTTACACTTAACCAAGGCACAACTGCTTTAGCAGCTACTTTGGATTTAGACTGGATTATTCAGGGTTCTAACAACACGGTTGTATCTAATATTAATATTGATGGTGCTACAAACTACATGGACATAGACGGTTCAGACAACACAGTTAATTATACTGGTACAGGTGTTAGCGCATCAGCAGGAGGCTACTTTTGGTTAGATCACACAGGTGGACAAAGAACATTCAATATACAACAGTTAAGCACACAAGATAATGACTGGCTTAAAGTTATTAGTATTGGTGGCAATGCTGCTTCCACAGTTTGTATTATCCAAAACGACCAAGGAACAAGCACTAGCTGCTGATATTGGTGGGATATCTGAACTTAATGGTTCAGCGCAAATTGTAAGAGACAAGCCATTTATTGCAGAAGTAGACTTTGCAATCCAAAGCAACGATGAAGCTGTTACCACTAATGGTCGTATGGCTATTACCTTTCTTGATGACTCTACAGTAAAACTAACCGAACACTCACAACTAACCATAGATGAATACATCTATGATCCAAACCCAAGCAAAGCAAAGATGGCCCTTACCTTTGGACTTGGTACTGCAAGGTTTATTACAGGTAATCTTAATCGCATAGACAAACAAAACATATTGCTTAAAACCCCTACAGCTAACATAGCCATAAGAGGTACAGACTTTACAGCCACAGTAGATGAGCTTGGTAAATCCTTAATAATTTTATTGCCAGATGCTTATGGTTTATCTAGTGGTGAGATAGAAGTAGTAACGGCTATGGGTAGCGTACTGCTTAACAAACCATTTCAAGCTACAACAGTCAGCGTCTTTGAGTCTGCTCCTAGTAAACCAGTTATCTTGGATTTAACCTTAGACATTATAGATAACATGCTTATTGTTACACCGCCCAAAGAAGAAATAACGCTTACTGAAGAAGTCTCACAAAACGCCAAAGCAAACATACTAGACTTTAATGATCTTGATATAGACTATCTTGATGAAGACTTCTTAGCAGAAGATGAGTTGGAGTTTACCGAGCTTGATATTAACTACCTTGATACTAACTTTTTAGAAGACTTGCTTAATGTATTAGATTCTTTGGCTATTGGTGAAGAGGAAGATGTATTAGCAGATGCAGGTGGTATTAACTTAACAGGTACTAGAATAGGACAAGATCCAGATACTCAAATAACTACTTTGGTTCAAGGAGATGTAATAAGTCTAAGAAGAAAGGTAAATGATTCAGTTAGACTAGATCTTAATGGCAATGGCTCTTATACACTTATTATTATCCAAGACGGAGTATCTAATGTTGTTAAGATCAACGGTGGTGGTGACTCCAACATAACTATTACGCAAAGTGAATAAACTCTTACTGCCTTTACTTATCTTGCTAAGTTTGCCCTTGGTGTTTCAAAGCACGCCAACAGAAATACTTAAACTAAAAATATTTGATGCTTTTGTAACAACGCCAGAACCATCTGGTAACTTTGTCATACTTAATATAACCGAAGAAGATGTAGAACGTGAAGGTGGTTATCCGTTACCAAGACAAAGACTAGCAGAGATACAAATAGATTTAATTAACAAAGGCGCAATAGGCATTGGCTGGGTTATATCTTTCCCGCAACCAGACCGCATGGGTGGTGATGCAGTATTTGCAGAGGCACTTGGTTACGCGCCATCAGTTATAGCTATGTTTGAAGATGGTAAGGGTAACTTTCCCGCCTCTCCTGGCACAGTTGTAATGGGTAATAATAATGGTGGTATAGTTAGCTCGGGAGTAAAGTCAAATCTACCCACACTATCTAACAACACTTTACAAGGATTGGCGATTGCTCCCACCGAAGTTGACCAACTTGTTCGCAAACTTCCTCTTTTGGTTAAAACAACCAACAACGAATGGATGCCTAGTTTTGGTACTCAGATATATAAATCTTTGTTTAATGTAAAAACCTACATTATAAAAACAAATGATAATGGCATAGAAGAAATATCAATAAGAGGAATACCACCAATTAAAACAGACAGCCTTGGTCGCAAATGGATTAGTTGGGTTGACACACCACAAACCGATTTACAAGAAATGAATGTTGCGGGTAAGTTTGTTTTTGTTGGCGTAACTGCCAACGGAGTCATGCCACAAATTGCAACTCCAGTTGGTTTATTAGAACCACACAAGATTCAAGCAGCATTATCTGAGTCAATTTTGATACAAAACTCTCCTTACATACCAGATTGGCACTTGGCAGCCGAAATTTTAATTTTGCTGATTTTTGTGTCCTTGACGTGGCTCACAATCAATTATTTCAATGTAGTTAAGGGTGCAAGTTTATTTGGAATTATCTTGCTTACTACGAGCTTCTTAGGAGTTTTTAGCATTCAAAAAGGTGTTTTGATTGATTTCTCATGGACTTTTGTATCACAAATCATAACTTCAACGATTTCTTTCTATCTTAACTACCAAAAACAATATAAATTGCGACAAGAGATAAAAAAACAGTTTGAACATTATCTTGATCCACGCCAAGTAAAACAATTACAAGATGATCCTGGTTTATTAAAACTTGGTGGCGAAAAAAAAGAAGCTACATTTTTATTTACAGATGTCAGAGGTTTTACTTCTTTGTCAGAAAGATTAGAGCCAGAAGAAGTTACAGAAATAATGAACAAGGTTTTAACCATTCAAGCTAACGCAGTAAAAAAATACGAAGGCATGGTAGATAAATATATTGGTGATGCAATGATGGCTATTTTTAATGCACCTTTAGATTTAGACAGCCACAAAGAAGCTGCAATCCTTTGCGCTACAGAAATACAAGATAAAATAAAATTATCTGGTTTGGGAGTAGAAATAGGTGTCGGAATAAATACTGGTTATGCTGTCATAGGCAACATGGGTTCAGATACTAGGTTTGATTACACAGCCATTGGTGATTGCGTAAACGTAGCAGCAAGACTTGAATCTGCAACCAAAGAAGTTGGCGTAGATATTTTAATTGGGGAAAATACTGCAAAAAAGGTTGATTTTAAGTTAAAATCTTTAAAACCTATCAAAGTTAAGGGCAAAGAAGAATATTTAAAAATTTATACGAATATATGACTACAAAAAGAATAACAGCAAGCAATGTCGCAGCCGACCTAGCGGTATCAAAAAAAGAAAACGAAGAACGCTGGAAAACAGCTTTTAACGAGTTTGCAGATATAAAAGAACAAATATCAGGAATTAACAACACCATTAAAATGGCAACATTTGGTGTCTTTGGTTTTATCGGCGCTTTATCTATTGCAATAATAACGGTAATTTTATGAAAAACATTTTAAAAAACATAGTTGGAGCTGTAGCACCAACACTAGGTACAGCAATTAGCGGGCCACTAGGCGGCATGGCTATGGGTAAGATAGCAGAAGTATTGGGAGTATCTAACGATCAAAAATCCGTACAGCAAGCAATAAAAAACGCAACACCAGAACAAATGATGGAGCTAAAGAAAGCTGAACAAGAGTTTGAAGCTCAAATGAAAAAACTTGATGTTGATGTTTTTAAATTAGAAACACAAGACAAACAAAATGCTAGAAGCATGTTCAGCAAAGACTGGACTGCTAGAATTATTGGTATAGCTGTCATAGGTGGCTTTCTGGGTTATATATTTCTTGTAACACTACAACCGCCAGAGCAAAACAGCGAGGCACTAATTAATTTAGTCCTTGGTTATCTTGGAGGGTTAGCAAGTGCAATTATTTCGTTCTATTTTGGAGCATCTAACACCAGCGACAAAAAAGATTAATATGAAAATATCTTTAGAAGGTTTAGGTTTAATTAAAAAGTTTGAAGGCTGTGAACTAGAAGCATACAAATGTGCAGCAGGTGTTTGGACTATTGGTTATGGTTCTACAAAAGAAGTTAAAGAAGGCGACACTCTTACCCAAGGAGAAGCAGACTACTTATTAAAACATGAAATGGATGAATACGAAGGCTATGTAAACGACATGGTAAAAGTTGATTTAAACCAGAATCAATTTGACGCTCTTGTGTCATGGGTATTTAATCTAGGCCCATCAAACCTATCTTCAAGCACTTTACTTACTAGAATTAACAATAAAGACTGGAAGGATGTTCCTAATCAAATCAAACGCTGGAATAAAGCAGGCGGTAAAGTTTTAGAAGGTCTTATTAGACGTAGAGAAGCTGAAGCCTTGTTATTTGAAGGTAAAGAATGGCACGAAGTTTAAATGTTTGATAAAATAATAATTGGATAAAAAACATTATGATTAACATACAAGACTTATTTAAAGGTTTACAAGAAAGCGGTTTCGGCGGCGTCAACAGAGGCGGCGTAGGTAGAGGTGGAAATGTCCCCAATATTGGCGGTGGAATTGGTGTAGGTTACATGCCTCTTCCAAGTGATCCAACTTTTTCAAGCGGTAATCGTTACGCCCAATCAATAGCAGGTGGTCAAAATGTTGAAAACATGATTGCACCTGGTATGAGCTTTTCTGCTGCAAACCCACAAGGATATACACAAGCAAATGTACCAACACCCAATCCAGGCACACCACCAGATTCAGGATTTATTCCACCACCACCAACATTTAGAGATCCAACGCGACCACCAAGAGATGATTTTATTTCTATAGGTGGCCCAGGCGGAAACGATGGAATGGGAGATCCTAGAATAGATGGTGGATTTATGCCACAACTAGGATTTAATCCAGGCGGATACCAGGGTTTTGATTTTTCTGGTTTCCAAAAGTTACTAGACAATCTGCCAGCACAAAAAGTAGACGCTAACGATTATAAAGACGACATAATGAAAATAGTTAATGACAATTTTACTATTCCTAGTTTTGATGATACAGAACTAAGAGAATTAATAGCTGGAAATACAACTGGTATTAATAGTATTCCTGACTTTGATCCATCTACATTAAATCTTCCTGACTTTGGTAACTTTGCTACAAGAGATGACTTAGAGAATAGACCTATCTATGATGACACAGACATTAGAAATAAAATTACTTCTATAGAAAATCTGCCTGATTTTGATATTAACGATTACAGAGACAATATTACAAGTATTGCTAGACAAGGTATTGATATACCTCAGTTTGATGATTCAGCTATAAGAGATATGATTAACAATAACTCTAACATGATTGGTAACATACCTCAGTTTGATCCATCAAGTATTAACAACCAGATAAGTGGTTTACAAGATCAAATATTAAACATACCTCAATTTGATGCTAGTGGTTTACAAAATCAAATAGGTGGTTTGCAAAACCAAATAGGTAACATACCTCAGTTTGATCCGTCCACTTTAAATCTTCCAGATTTTAACAATTTTGCTACTAGAGATGATTTAGAGAATAGACCAATATACGATGATACGGCACTAAGAGATCAAATAACCTCAATAGGTCAACGTCCAGGTTTTGATGACTCGGCTTTAAGAAGCATGATTGAGGCAAACACTAACAGACCTGGTTTTGATGCTTCTGGTTTACAGTCTCAAATAGGTGGTTTACAAGATCAAATATTAAACATACCGCAGTTTGACGATTCTGGCTTAAGACAGATGATAGAACAGAACGCTAACAGACCAGGATTTGACCCATCAAGCATTAACAATCAAATAAGTGGCTTACAAAAACAAATAGGTAACATACCGCAATTTGATCCTTCTAGTTTAAACTTACCAGACTTTAACAACTTTGTTACAAGAGGCGATTTAGAAAACAGACCTATATATGACGATACAGCACTTAGAGATCAAATAACTTCTATAGAGCAACGTCCAACATTTGATCCAACTGATTTACAGTCACAAATAAGTGGTTTACAAAATCAATTTAGCAACATGCCAACTTACCAAGCTCCAAACATAGATGATTTAATAGCAAGACTAGACGCATTAGAAAATGCAAAGTCACCAGTCTTGCCTCCAGTCATAGATGATACATCTAAAAAAGTAACACCAATTAAAAGAGTCGGTGTGGTTTAATGGCAACACAAGAAGAGATTTTACATTCAAACGAAGCAGAGATAATTCTTGAAGCTGAAACATTTAAAAACGCAATACAAATACTTAAAGATGAGTATATAAATTTATGGTTATCATCCAAAAGTGATGATATAAATACAAGAGAAAATTTACACAAAGCTATTAAGCTGCTCCCTGAAGTTGAAAGACACTTACGCATTATTGTAGAGAAGGGTGTAATCACTAAGTCACAATTAGGCAGATTACAGAAAGTTGTGTAGAATATAGCTAGTATTGTAAAATACTACTTTACATTTTTAAGGAATGATTATGACCAATAACGCAAAGCCGACTGGTTTACAAACAAACATGCAAGAGGCCGCACAGTCTTTTGAAAGTTTTTTGACTCCAGAGGAGCAACCAGAAAACAAAGTTGAAGAACAAGCATCAGAAGAGCTAGTCAACGAAGAGGAAGTCATCGAAGATGATGAAATCATTGAAGAAGAGCCTGAAGAAGATGAAGAAGAAGAACTCGAAGAAGATCAAGTAGAAGAAGAGGAGTCCGAGCAACCTCAGTTATATAACATCAAAATTGATGGCGTTGATACTGAAGTCACACTTGAAGAACTCCAAAACGGATACAGTCGCCAAAGAGATTATACGAGAAAAACTCAGGAATTAGCTGAACAGCGAAAAGCTATTGAAGCTCAACAACAAGAGGTTTCTCAAAAAGATGCAATTTATTCACAGTTGTTACCAAGAATGGAATCAACTTTGAAGGGCGAGTTAGAAAACGAGCCAGATTGGAATGCACTTTATGAAGCAGATCCTATTGCTTATGTCCGTGAAAAAGACGTATGGAATGAGAAAAAGCAAAAGTTGCAAGCCGTACAAGCTGAAACACAAAGACTCCAACAAGAGTCAGCAGTTAAACAGCAACAACAGATTCAAAAATTTGTTGAGTATGGTAATCAGCAGTTGCTTGACCAAATTCCAGAATGGCAAGATTCTGAAATAGCTAACAAAGAAAAGTTATCTATCAAAGAATATGGTATGAATGTCTTGGGTTATACACCACAAGAGATGGATCAAGTTTACGATTACCGAGTTTTACTTGGTTTGAGAAATGCTTGGTTACAGCACAAGACACAACAAGCTACTAAAGTAAAACCAACTGAGAAAAAAGCAGTTGCTCGTACTGCAAGACCTGGCACTTCAAATGTTCCAAAGACAACAACTCCTGTGAAAAGAGCGCGTCAAAAATTAGCTAAAACTGGAAAAGTCCAGGATGCAGCTAAATTATTTGAACAATTAATATAAACTTTTTAACAAGGAAATAAAATATCATGGCAAAAGTAACAAACGCATTTGATACATATACGGCGACTTCTGATAGAGAGCAATTAAGTAATGTTATTTACAACATCTCTCCTCAGACAACTCCATTTATGTCTGCAATTGGCAAAAATTCAATTAAGAACGTAGTTTTTGATTGGCAAACAGAGGTTCTACCAACAGTTGATATGACTGGTGAACTTGAAGGCTTTAGATTAGACGGAGCTACTTCAGCTTCTACAGCTACATCAAGAGTTAGTAATGTTGCAATGATCTCATCAAGAGACGCAACTGTAACTGGTTCTCAACAAGCATCTGACCCTGCTGGTAAGAAATCAGAAATGGCACACCAATTAGCTATTATGGCTAAAGCACTAAAAAGAGATATGGAGTCTGCTCTATGTCAAAAAGGTGCTAAAACAACTGGTGCTGCTGGAGTAGCTAGAGTAACTGGTGGTTTTGAATCTTGGATTACATCTAATGTATCAAGAGGAACTGGTGGTGCTGGAGCTGGAGCTGGAGCTGCGCCTACTGACGCTGCTGCTGGTAACATGAGAGCATTAACTGAACCTCTATTAAAAACTGTATTACAGTCTTGTTTTGAGAATGGTGGAGAGCCTTCAATGGCTATCTGTGGCCCAGCTAACAAGCAAGTAATATCAGGTTTTACTGGTAGATCTTCAGCTAGACAAATGATTGGTGCAAACACAGTAGAGGCTTCTGTTTCTATTTACGCATCAGACTTTGGTGAGCTTAAAATCGTTCCATCTAACTTTAGTAGAGAAAGATCCTTACTATTAGTTGATCCAGACTTCGCTAAAGTTTCTTACCTAAGAGACTTTAAAACAGTTGACATCGCTACTGTAGGTGACGCTATGACTAAAATGATCGTAGTTGAATACGGTTTAGAAATGAGCAACCAAGCTGCTCACGGAATCGTAGCTGATTTAAGCTCTTAATAGCTTAGTTAGAATTCAGGGAGAGTTTCGGCTCTCCCACCCTTTATTTATATGTCAATTAAACGAACAGTCACAGATCATAAAACTGGTTACAAATCAGAATTTATTACTGAAGATGACAAGATCGTTTATCACACGA